TTTTTTTTTTTTTTTTTTTTGTAAAAAAAGTGTTTGCCTGCGTGCTGGCTAGTCACTAAAAGAGGGAATCCTGTTTCTCAACAATCCACGAGCGTTAGAGCTTTCACCACACTGGTATCCGCCTTGTGAGGCGTGTACCGCGAACTGTTCTTCTTGTTCTTTACCTTGCCAGATGACTTGTCAACAAACGTCCAGCCATCTGCAAAATCCAAAGCGGATTGTGCAAAAACGGAGTATGTGTACAACAACTCATCATGTGAAATGGAGTAAGTTTGATACAAGAAGTCGGAAAATTCGCAAACAGGTATGGTGGGACACTCATCGATAATCCCGTGGATTTTGTCAACATCGGCCCCAAGTATCTTCGTGTCCTTGGGGTCGATATACGGTTTGTCACTCAAACTGCGACTAGTCGCGAGTAACAGGTCTTTGATTTCGGGCACGTGTCGATGCTCGTATGCTTGGGACAAATACTTCCCAGACATGTATGCACGATCATCAACTTGAGAATTCTTGTTCGCTCTCAAGTTAATTTTTGCCAACACGCGTCCGAATGATGGTACGGGCAGACGGCCCTTGGTGGAGAGTGGGTAACGTTTCCTATAAAACGTCGCTTGACCTCGATCTGCCGGGTGAACAACCTTCGCCTCCATACCGCTCCTTTTGTATACGGCTTGGACATGTTGTTGCACTTTAGGCAAATCTCCCTCTATAACACCAAGATAATCATCCCCCCCATGTATGTTCGTGCTCTCAACGACAGCAGCCTCGAACAAGGCTGATTGCATGAGGCACATGTGCACGTAGCTATTGATAGGTGTGGTGCCGGTCTCACCGGACCACAACTGACCATCTACTTTAGCTTTGACCCCATAACGGGTCCAAATATTCGCTGACGTACAACGTGCGTGCTCGCGCACGAACCACAAGGGTGCTCCTAGCTTCTTAAACAGCATAGCTTCGGGTTTCCGAAACTCTGCACTTTGGCTCCCGTCATTATTTGCCGCATCAGATTCCATGGGCTCTCCGATAGCTGAATCAATACATTCCCCAATAGTCTCCCCTGAAGCGCCACAAGCATAAATTATTTTGTTGCCTGTGTTCAGTGGGTTCCCCTTTGAGAAAACGTACTTCATACGATCTGAAATCTCATTCATGATCGCCCCAGTAATCATGTTGTACATATCCGTTCCTTGATATACAACTCTGGGCTGAGCTCGGTGCTCCTTCAACAGAATCTCCTGCTTTGCGAAAACATGCTTGGTATCTCCTTGGAACTGCCATTCTCCGCTCATCATAGCCTCACGCATTCTCTGCGCTTTGGCCGGTTTACAAGTGTCCAACCAGCGCTCCATTGCTGATTGGTCCAACGCAATAAGTTCCATTTCTGGTATCTTTTCCATGACAAGTCTATGCCCCTGCATAAATTTGTCAATTGACTCAAGAGAAGGGGTGAAGTCACACCTCTTCTTCATTGCATTAACCGTTGATGCCGCGTCATTTGTCGGGACAGTCACAGGGACCTGAGCCACCATCATCCCCTTCGCGACTCCGACTGTGCCGTCGGAGTCAGCCTTGACACGGGTGATGTTGACTGTTGGTTTGATGTTTTCGAATTTGACTTCGGGGGCATAAGTTGTGTGCTGGTTCGACTCCAACCCATCATCCTTGACCACCTTTCGTCCTGCTGACAACACACGCTTTTTGGCGTCGCCAGCACTCTTTTCGTTAATA